AGGACAGAATTTACATGATGAACTGTTACATAGATTTGGCAAAGATATATGTTGGTATATTGAAAAACCAAATGACTGCAAGGATGCTAATGAGGTTTTGTTGAAACATGGTCCAGACAGATTAAAAAAAATAATTGATGATAAAGTACCTTACCCAATTGAAGGTATTTACCGTGCATATGATTATCAAGGCAGTGTCTTAGATTTATACAATGGCAATTACGTCAAACCTATGAATATAGGATTTCCAAACTTAGATAGAATTTATAAAATTATGAAAGGTACTTTTCACTGTGTAACAGGCATACCAAACCACGGAAAATCTTATTTTATGGATTTAATATTAATTGAATTAGCAAAAAAATATAATTGGAAGTTTACTATCTTTTCTCCAGAACACAGTACCAGTATGCATATCAGAAGATTATCACAGATGTTTTTAGAAAAACCTTTTGATGATGGTGAAAGCAATAGAATGACACCAGAAGAATTAAGAAATGCCATGCGATGGATAGATGAACATTTTTATTTTATAGAAAGCAAAGAATCAGTCCCAGATATTGATTACATATTAGATGCTTCCAAAAAAAGTGTTAGAAAATATGGGTGTCATGGAATCATTATTGACCCTTACAATGAAGTATCAGCTACCAGAAAAGGCAATGCCAGAGAAGATGAACACATTAGAGATTTCATTTCTAAATGTAAAAGGTTTGCAAGACTTCATGACGTTGTGATGTGGGTGGTTGCACACCCTACCAAGTTACCAAAAAATAATGAGGGTTCATATTCACCCCCAACGAGTTATGACATAAGTGGCGCCAGTCATTGGTCTAACCAATCAGATGTAATTCTTACCGTTCATAGAGACTTTGAAACAGATATAACTACAGTGTTTACCAGAAAAATAAGAGAACAGGACTTGTATGGACAGATAGGCACTGCTGAATTTTTGTATCATAAAAAGAAAAAGACATTTGTAGAATATGTAGAAGAAGAAAATTGGGAAGTACCACATTGGACAGATTGAAAATATGATGAAATAATTGGTACATAATGGACATTGTATATAAAAAAATAGAAGAAATTTTGCCATACTATGCCAACCCAAGAATCATTCCAGAAGAAGCTGTTTTAGAAGTCTCAAAATCACTCAAAAATCATGGTGTAATGCAACCAGTGGTTATTGACAAAAAAAACGTTGTGGTAGTTGGGCATACAAGATTATTAGCAGCAAAGAAATTAGGTTTACAAGAATTGCCATGTGTAATTTATGAAGGCAGTAAAGAACAAGTTAATGCTTATAGAATTGCGGATAATAAAACTGGTGAATTTTCTACGTGGGAAGAAGAAACTTTAGATACTGAATTAGATAAACTCATACAAAAAGGTGTAGAAGTTGCAGGTTTTTTTGACACGGAAGGAGTGGAAAATTTTTTAGAGGTTGATGGTTTGGATGTAGAACTTGATGAAGTCGGTTACAATGCTAGAGATTTAACAAACACTGTTCCATTAATGTTCTACCTCACAACGGAAGAAAGAAAAGAAGCTATGGACAAACTTGAACATTTGCGAGAGCAAAAAGGATTGCTCACAAAAAACAATGCACTTTTATTTGCATTAAGACAAATATGATTTTAATAGAAGCACCAGAGCATAATGAGGTAATAGATCAAACCCAAACTATGTACCCTACAAAAATGATTTCTATACAAAAAGATATAGAAATTGACGAAGCTAACATGACTGCTTATGGATTTTTGACAGCAGGACAATTCACCGCAACAACAACCTTAGACACAGTTTATGAAATACAAGAAAACCAATATTTTTGTTTGAAAGGTCCAATCAAGTTCAAAGGTAAAGGACAGATGTTTATAATTATCAGATATGGTTTCAATGGAATAGACCAAGTAGGAATGTCTGAAAAGAATGGTCGTTTAAGTTACATAGATGGTTGCACTGATACACTTTTAGTTTCCCCACCTAGACTTGGTGACCCTTGTCTAAATTATTTACATTTCCCAATTGGCATTTATCAAACTCAACATTTACATCCAAGTATAAGAATGGGTATTGTTATCAATGGCAAAGGAGAAGCTTTTCAAGAGGAATCAGTCAAGTCTAAAGGTTGGAAACTTCCGTTGAGCAAAGGTTGTATGTTTTGTTTAGAAGAGGGAGAAATACACTCTTTTTCAACTGAAGGTAATTACATGGATATCATTGCTTATCACCCTGATTCTGATTATGGGCCAACAGACTTCAACCACCCAATGTTGAATAGGACATATATAGATCACGGCAAAAGTTAATGGTCATTCACAAAAAAAAAGACATAGATGTAAATGTTTATGATCTGGCTATCCAAAGAATAAATAGAACTTATGATATTTTTGATAATGTCGTGGTCATGTTCAGTGGGGGCAAGGATTCAACAGTCTGTTTGAATCTAGCTTTACAAGTAGCAAAGGAAAGAAAGAAATTACCACTAGATGTTTTCTTTTTTGATGAAGAAGCAATTCCATATGAAACTATTGATTATGTAAAACGTGTTTCTGATTTAGAAGAAGTAAGGATGCACTGGTTATGTTTACCAGTTAAACATAGAAACGGTTGTAGTTTAAAAGAACCATTTTGGTATCCATGGGCACCAGAAGATAAAGAAAAATGGGTAAGACCTATGCCTTCATATCCTTGGGTTAAAACTCAAGATGATTTCAGTTTTTTTCCAAAAGAGGCCTCTAAAAGACCAACTGTTCCAGAATGCAACGGACTTTTATTCACCCCAGAAGAATGGGGCGAAGTAGGGGTTATAATGGGTATCAGATCAGAAGAAAGTCTTACCAGATATAGAACCATTTTACAGACAGGTAATGGTGTTAGATATGAAGATTATATGATAAATCTTAAATCAAAAACTGCTCTAGGAAACGTAATCAAAGTTTGTCCTATTTATGATATGAAAACCGTTGATGTTTGGACTGCTCCACATAAATATAATTGGGATTACAACACCACATATGACTTGCTTGAAAAATTAGGTTTGACACATTTACAGGCAAGGTGCGCACCACCATATGGTGAAGAACCAATGCGAGGTTTGTGGCAATACTCAATTGCTTTCCCAGACATTTGGGACCGTATGCAGAATAGAGTTACGGGTGCGGCAACTGCTTCTAGATATGCCAATACAGAGTTATATGCTTTTAATGGGTTACCTACAAAACCTGATGATATGACTTGGCTAGAGTTCATTGATTACCATATATCCAAACACAAAAGTGAATACCGACCTATGATAAAAAAATCAGTCAATGATTTTATCAAGCAACATTTTGGCAAAACTAAAGAACCACTGATGGCAACCCATCATTATAAAACGGGTATTGGTTATAACTTTTTATTAAGAGTTGCTATGCGTGGCGATTTTAAGGGCAGGAAAACACCATTGTTTTCAGCTGACCCAAAAGTTACAGCAGATCAAAAAGTGAGATATAACAAGGAGAGATATGGTTAAAAAAGGTTTGAATGCACAACCAGTTAATTCTGTGCAATGGGTTGAAAGAAGTGAACTGAAAGCAAATGATTACAACCCAAATCACGTTGCACCAGTTGAATTAGAATTGTTAAAAACATCAATCAAATTATCAGGATGGACACAACCTATAGTCATAAGAGAAAACAAAACTATAGTAGATGGTTTTCATAGATGGACAGTATCAGCTGACCCAGAAATTCTAGAACTAACTGATGGCAAGGTTCCCGTAGTAGTTGTTGCTGAAAAGATGAATAAAGCAGAACAAATTTGTGCAACCATCATTCATAACAGGGCTAGAGGTAATCACGGAATTGTTCCAATGACAGAAATAGTTAGAAAGCTTAGAGAAAAACACAATTATGAAGATGAAAAGATACAAAAATTGTTAGGCATGGAACAAGAAGAAATAGACCGTTTGTATGATTACCGACCTATGACTGAAAAGGGAAGTCAAGAGGAGTTTTCAAAAGGTTGGGTGCCTGATAACAAGCCAAGAGAATTTGATGAATGACTTTGAAAATAAATATAAACCTTTACCAGATTCAATCTATTTAGCAAAAAGTAAAATTCACGGTCTTGGTCTTCATGCAAAAGAAACCATACCAAAAGAAACTTATTTAGGAATGACCCACGTAGCTATTTTTACCGAACCAGAATGGATAAGAACGCCATTAGGTGGGTGGTTGAATCATAGTGAAAAACCAAACTGTCGGATTGAATATAATTTTTTGAAAACTAAACGATACCTAATCACAGACAAGAGAATATCTAAAGGCAAGGAACTCACAATTAAATATTCTCTTAAACATTATGTATATGATGGTTAGCCCCATTGCTTAGAAGTCCACTTAAACATCTTGGTAGCATTCTCCCATGAATGTTCTAATGCTTCTTTCAATGGTTTCAAGTGCATACCATTCTGTTCATAACCTTCTTTGATGCAATCAAAGTAAGGCAATGCAGGTTCTTGATAACCCTTACGGTTCATTGCATAAAACATAACCTCTGCAGTATCACCAAAGTCCTCTTTCATTTTGTCTTGCAACTTGATCATAAAATATTCTTTGCGATACAAATGTGGGTAACCCTCAAATATATCCAAAGCTTTTTCACAATCATCAGTAATTGTCCAAAGCAAACCCGAAACACTTTGACCCTTTGCAGGTTCAATGTCTGCAACATTACGGAATACCAAGCGCCACTCTGGTAAGTTCATAGTGCAAATCGGTTTAGCTTTTGGACATCTGTATTCCATATTCTCTACGTTAAGATTTGCGCCATAGGCAAAGTACAATCTAATCATTTCTTTTTACCTCCTAGTTTTCTGATAAGTTTGTAATGTTCTAAATCAAGAATGAAAGAAGTTGCACTGTCAAAACGTACATTGAATCCGTATTGAACTTTGATACGTCTTGCAGTTTCTTTCAACCAAGTCTCAAACTCTTCTTCATCACTTAGTGAAACCTCATACATTGAATGGGCAATCTGCGATCTTGATTGTGCAACCAATGTAACTCCACCTTGTAATTCATATTTCATCTGTCTCTTCATCTTCTTGCCTCCATTCTTTTAAAATGAGTTCTTCTGTCTTTAAAGAATCCCTCAAAGATTTGTAAATCTTCGTGAACTTTAGTCAAACCTTTGAACATCATTCCAAATTTATTTTTACTACTGAATAAACAATCTGTACCACATCTAATGGACCTTTGAACATCTGCCGCTTTCACCATTGCACCAGTAAGAAATAACCAAGCAACAATTTTAGTAACGTCAAAAGTTCCACTGTGACGTCTAAATTCAATAGTTCCGTGATTCCAAAAACTCTCAATGTTGAGTTTCACATATCTTGTGCCAACCATATTGCTAATTTGTCTAGCATTTCTGCATCTATCTATGCTTCTAAAAATCTGTTCTGCATTTTCACCATCTTCATATCTTGCAGTAGGAAAAATTTTATCTAGCAAAGATTCACAGTAAGTATTGTGACTACGTCTTCTGCTAGGTGGCATAATAGAATCTATAGAACTTTCAAACTTGCAATATCTTTTGAACAAGTTTCTAAAGTGTTTGATTCTCCAATCAGAAACACCCCAATGAACGTGTAAACCACAACTTTGATTCATAAAGAATACTGGTGCTTCTCCTAATCTATCCGCATTACGGTTGATCTCTTGAATAGTTAAGAGAAGCTTGTGTAGTTGATTGAATCCTTCTTGTCCTTTCAATATGGGAGTAACGATTTCTAAACCGTCATATGCTCTAGTAGAATTCAAACTAGAATCTGTTTTTATTCTCCACTGGTTTGAACGGTCATTCCAAGAAGCTTGTCGGAATTCAATACCGTGTTCATTAAGTTTATCGTTGAAAACACTGGTAAGTGTTTCTATGGATAACCTACTAAGGAGTTCTATCTCCACCCCAAATGTTCTTTCAAATTCAAATTTCATGTATCAACCTCGTTTTTTTTTATCAACACTATGATTATACACAACTGGGTTATTATTGCAACCCCTATATAGGTACATTTTGTATTTATTTTTACAGAACAACAAAGTATGATGTTGAGATTAACTGAGATTAAGTGATAAAAAAAAGTGGCTAAACAAAAGAAACTTACCAAAGAACTAGCAGAAAAAATACGAATACAGTATGTACAGGGTATTGATGAAGGTACTTCTGAACGTAGGTATCAAACCCTTGATTCCCTTGCTACAGAAAACAATATAGCCCGTGCAACTTTGTACCGATGGTCTAAAAAAGAAAACTGGAAGTCTCAACAAGAAAGATTCCATGAAGAGTATTTACAAAAGCTTGACAATATCCGTACCAAAGAATTGATACAAGAATCTAAAAAGTTTGATAGCAATGCTTTAGGGTTAGCAAAAATATTATTGAATGAAGTGGGCATGACACTGCAAATGAATCAACAAAATAGACAGAACGGCAATCTCAAAGACACCCTTACACCAATACAAATTTCTCAATTATCAAACTCAGCTCTGACTGCTCAAAAACTAGGCAAACTTGCACTGGGTGAAAGCACAGAAAATATGAAACTAAATGCCGAAATCTCAGACACCGACGCATTCAGAGAAGCTATGGAACTGCTTGACGAGGTTGCAAACCAACGCAGAGAAGCAGACGATTCAGCTGTACACTGAATGGTTAAAACAAGCTAGACCTAAACAACTAGCACCAACAGTAGAACATTTTATCTGGTTGATACTTGCAGGTCGTGGGTGGGGCAAGACCAGAACAGGGGCACAAGATATTGCTCTTTATGCACTAAGGAATCCAAACTCCATTTGTGCTGTCGTTGCTCCTACTTTCGGGGATTTGCGTAGAGTTTGTTTTGGTGGACCCAGTGGCTTATTAAATATAATTCCAAAAGACTGTTACAAATTAAATTATGGAACTAATGGTTATGCATCAAGTTTATCTGAAATAAGATTATTCAACGGTTCAAAAATTGTTGGATATGCGGCAGTGAATCCTGAAAGATTACGTGGTCCACAATTTCATAGAGCTTGGTGTGATGAAGTTGCATCATGGCAGTACCCAGAAGCATTTGACCAATTAATGTTTGGTTTGCGTTTGGGAGACAACCCTCAAGCTGTTATTACTACAACACCAAAACCAATACCGCTTATCAAACAATTAGTCGGTAGAGATGATGTTTTCATAACTAAAGGTTCAACATTTGAAAACGAAAAAAACTTGGCTGAATCTGCTCTAGAGATGATGCGAGAAAGATATGAAGGCACAACACTTGGAAGGCAAGAACTTCATGCAGAAATTGTTGATGATGTAGAAGGTGCATTATGGAATCTAAAATTGATAGATGAAGCACGATTACCACAGAATGACGAAAAAGAATTAACTAATATAGTTGTAGCAATTGACCCTGCTGTTACCAACAATGCTAATTCTGATGAAACGGGAATAGTAGTTGTAGGAAAGGATAACAATAATCAGTTTTATGTTTTAGAAGATGCATCAGGCAAAATGACACCTGATG